CCTCCCGAGTGGTTCAGTGTGGTGTGAGATTCGTGCGACGATGATTGGTAACCGTCAGAACGCTAGTGACATGTAGTTCTGCTTTTGTGGCGCATCCTTATGCTTTATAGAGGGTGTGCCTCGCTGCCTAGTGTTAGCATAAGCACTTTGTAGTATCACTATGGTTGTTTGATAATCTTAGTGTATAGTAGCTTTTAGTTGCATGTTGCCCCCTTTTTCATTTGTTCTCTTGTGTTAGTTTCTTGTTTTTCTGTTGGGCTCCGGGGAGAGGTCGATATATGAGTGGGATTTGCCATATCCTGTGCAACTCATAAACGCGAGCTCCAGCGCGTGGGTCAGAACCGCTTAGGCGTGGTTTTGATGCCGGCCCGCCATCATCTTAATTAGGTGTAGCTCCTTAAGCCAATTCGTGTGGCTCCAGTTTAATGCATCATGCTTGCTGTCCACTTAACGATCATGTTATGGGTGCTATATTTATGGGTGTGTACGGTCGTGCACATACATCCATTTTCCAATTCCAACAACCGGTGGTTGGTTTTGGCTGGATGTTTGTCCTATCGGGTAAGATAGTTTCGAGATGGTTTCGAACCGAGCCTATCCCTATCCCAGTAATCAGAATCATAAGATAAACGACACAGGTCAAAATAAAATAAAGTTGAGGAGAGCAGATTAAACCGCGGAGATGCCTACCATGAATAATGGATCTAGTGGGCACCTCGGAGCTCCGCGTACCGGGAGAGGTGACGTGCAATTTTCACAGCAGCAGGTTATGAATGGTAATCGTAGGTTAGGTTTGGTAGATTCCGTTTTCGACTCCTCCCACGATTCAATTTTTGTTTTTAGTGGGTGGGACACTGATGACTTAGAGTTGGTTAAAGTCGAAATCGAGCAGGAGTTATCACGTCGTCGAGACCGTATCGTCAGTATGCGGCGTACCCTAATTTATCACCGCGCACGGGAGCCCCCTCGTCTTGAGGAGCGCGAACGTTATCTCTCAGTGAATAACGCTCTTCCCCGTGACGCCAGGTACCAATTTCCTATTCCCCCTGTTTTGAGGCGCCAAGTAGCTGGAGATCACAATCCACGTAATGGTCAGCTTGCCTCGTCACACGGGGAAATCACTGAAGGGGATGACCTTGCACAATATGGCCGTAGTGCTGGACTTGTGCAGGGTTGCCGCTATATTAGCAGTCCCCAGGATACCTCATCACACAATAGCGCACCACACCAACCACGTTCATCTAGTTTCGTGTTCCGATGGAATCAGGTTCGTCCATCTGTCATGGCGAAGGTGGAAGAAAGAGCCACATTGGCTTATGGGGGTGGTCATGTTTGTTTCTATTTACTTAGAGACAAGCACTGCCCACTTGCCTCCACGTGCCCATTTGATCATCCGCCTTCCTTCCTGATTCCAAAATCGGTTATGGAAAATCCTCA